CTGATCCATGTCAGCCAGGCCATCCGGCAACTCTCGCAAGCCGGCCTCGAGATGGTCGATACCGAGAACCTGCGCCCACATTACGCCCGCACGCTCTGGTGCTGGTCCGACCGGCTCGAGGCGAATCTGCCCGAGGCCGAGACCGTGCTGCAAAAGACCCTCGCCCCCGAGCGCGCGGCCGAGGTTCTGCGCGCCTTCCGCCTCTACCTCGCCGGCTGCGCGCTGGCCTTCGAGGAAAGCTGGACGGCGCTTTACCAGATCCTGCTGACCCGCCCGGACGGAGTGGGCGCGGCCTCGGACCTGCCGGGGACCGGCTCCTCCTATCCGTTCCGCCGCGACTATATCTATACGTCCTCACCGGGCTGAGTTCACGAAACGCCGTCTTGCACCCCGCCGCCGAAGCGGCTAAACCCGCTGCCAATGCTACGGCAACGGCGGGTTGGCGGAGAGGTTACGCAGCGGATTGCAAAGCCCCGCGTTTCTCTAGCCAAACCAAGAGCTTCCCCGAAAATAGTTATCAAGACAAACCGGGAACGACCGGTGAACATGATAACGGCATTCTGCCGCCTGAAAAGGCGACGGAAAACGAAAACCCCGGCGCGCTGGCGGGCGCAACCGGGGCTGATATCGAGGGCTTTTGGGGCCTCTTTGACAATAACCTGAACCGTCAGGTGCAGGCAAGCCGGATCGTGGAAGCGGTGCTGGATTGCGGCCCAGAGGACCGGGTTTTGTTCCTCGAAACCATCCTCGACCAGATCCGCCCCGGCTGGCCCCAGTCCTTCAACATCGACGTAATGCAAGAGGCGAGTTGGTGGGCCGACACGGCGACCCGCCCCGAGATCAAGGCCTATGCCGTGACCTGCTATCGCCGCCTGTCGCGCGAGGACAAGAAAGCCTTCCTGAACTACATCACGGGGGCTGCGGCATGACCTACATCAAGAACGACTTCGCGGATCTTGATCGCATGGACCGAGACCATATGGCGGCGGTGCCACGTTCCAACGTCAGCCTGAAAGGCAGGGCGCTGGAGTTGTCCTCGGAGATACGGCCGATTCACAAGATCAAGCCGGTTCTTAAATCTCGATATCTCGTCAAGGGCTGGCTCGACCGGGGCGCGGCAAGCGTCGTTTACGGCGAAAGCAACGTTGGGAAAACCTTCTTTGCGTTGGATCTGGCTTTGCATGTGGCCGCGGGCATGGACTGGCACGGCAATCGAGTTCCTTCAGGCGATAAGTGGGCCGGGCCGGTGATCTATGTGGCCGGCGAGGGCGGCAGCGGCATCAATAACCGCATCGAAGCCATGCGCCTCGCCAACCCCGAGCTTATGGGGCGCATCGAGGACAATGGCGACTTTTGCCTGCTGTCTACTCCCATAGACCTTTGCACAAGTGAGGACGGCGAATATCTGGCCGAAGCTATCCTTGAGGATTTCGACACTAATCCCAGTCTGATCGTCGTGGATACGCTGGCGCGGACTTTCGGCGCGGGTGACGAGAATACAGCGAAGGATATGGGCGCCTTCGTTAAGAGTATCGACCTGCTGCGCGAGGTGACCAAGGCACATGTGATGGTGATCCACCACAGCGGCAAGGACGCGAGCAAAGGCGCGCGTGGATCCGGCAGCTTGAGAGCCGCGGCGGATACCGAGATCGAACTGACCCGCTCCGAGGACGTGGTGACGGCTGAGGCGAAGAAGCAACGCGACATGCCCTGTGACGGAGTGTTCGCCTATCGCCTCAAGGGCGTGCTCCTCGGCTTCGATGAGGACGGGGATAAAGTGACCTCTGCCGTTGTGGAAGCTACCGAAGCTCCGGCCAGGCGCGCGAGGCTGAATGGCTCCGACAAGATCGGAATGCAGGCACTGTCCGATGCCATCGCTCTGCACGGCAAGGTGATGCACAGCGACATGTTCCCGAGCAATCGCAAGGTCGTCTCCCTCGACCAGTGGCGCGAGATGTGCGACCGCCACTCGCTATCGGCCGGCGACAGTCCAAGCGCGCAACGCACGGCTTTCATGCGCATCAAGACCCGCCTGCAAGACAAGGAGCAGGTTCGGATCGTGGACGGCTATGTGTGGCGCGTTCTGGCCGAGGATAAGGCGTCACAACCGTCACAGAGCGTCACAAGTGACAATCGTGACGCAGGTCACGCCACCGTCACATCCGTCACACCCCCCTATAAGGGTGTGACGTGTGACGCAGACCCCAGCCAAGAACAGGAAGGTCGCGTATGATCATTAACCGCACGCCCATCTCCGAAGATGCGCCTTTCTTCCTTGAGGACGTGAAGGCTCATACCCGCGTCTCTCACGATGGCGAGGACGCCAGCATTTCCCAGATGGGCTGGGCAGCGGCACGCGAGATCGAGGCGCATTGTGCGCTGGCGCTGCTGACCCAGACCATCACCGTCACCATGAACGAATGGGGATGCGTGGTTGCCCTGCCCATTGGGCCTCTGGATGTGGTGGCCTTGGATGATCACCCGATCACCGTTCAGACGCGCGAGCCTGATGGATCGCTGATCACTTGGCCTCAAGGCTGGTGGGTGGATGCCGGGCGCTACCCCGTGCTGCACCTGACCGACCGGCAGTTCATGGATGGCACGGCGCTGATCGTGAACTACCCGGCTGGCTTCGGCTCGGCAGCGGCAAGCATCCCCGATGATCTGCAACTCGCGATCAACGATCAGGCTGCAGCCTTCTTCGATATGCGCGGCCCCGAGGACGGCAAGCAAGGGCTATCCCTGGCAGCATCTCGCATCGCGGCGCGTCACCGCAGGGTGGCTGTAGCATGAGCGGCGCTGTGCGGGCCACTGAGGGGCGTAATGGTGTGAAGGCGTCTACCACACCTCGCAAGCGCAAGGCGGCTCCTGCGGGCGCTGTGGGCCTGTCTGGTGCCAATGCCCCGGTTTCGGCTGACGGTGTGAACCGGCAGCGGACTGTTCTTCACGCGCGTTCCGAAGATCCCGCCGAAAAAACACTGTCGTTCATCCGCACTTTGCGCGTTCCCGAGGGGCCTTTGCACGGGCAACATTTCCAGCTGGCTCCGTTTCAGGAGGACTTCATTCGGGGCGTTCTAGCCGACGACACGATGACCGCCATGCTTTCCGTTGGCCGGGGCCAAGGCAAATCCATGCTCTCGGCGGCTCTGGCTCTGGCGCATGTCATGGGCGTTTCTGACGATCAGCCGAGGCGGCAGGTCATCATCGCGGCCCGCACCAAGGAGCAAGCCCGCATCGCTTGGGAATATGTGCAGGCAATCGTCGGGCAGATGTCCGAGGAAGATCAGGCGCTGTTCACCTTCCGGCAGGCTCCCCGGCTGGAAATCAGCTATGAGGGCGCGGGCGAGGGTATGATCCGGGCGGTTGCGGCTGATGCCAAGAACCTCTTGGGGCTTAGCCCGACGCTCATCATCGAGGACGAATTCGGCCATTGGCATCCTGACAAGGGGATGCAGCTGCATTCGGCGCTGGAAACCTCGGCGGGCAAGCGGCGGGCCAAGACGATCATCATCAGCACAAGCGCGAGTGATGACACTCACCCGCTTTCGCAACTATTGGACAACCCCCCGCCTCATTCGTTCATCATCGAGTGCCGCGCACCTCTGGGTCGGCCAGCCGACGACCTGGACGGCATCAAGGCGGCGAACCCCGGCGCTGAACATGGCATTGGCCCGTCGCTGGAATGGCTGCAATCACAAGCCCGCGTGGCAATCCAGCGGGGCGGGCAGGCGCTCACCGGCTTCCGCTTGTATTCGCTCAATCAGCGGGTTTCCGACGCGGGCAAGGCGCAGCTTGTGACTGCTGACGAATGGCAGGCTTGCGAGGTGACGGAACTACCCCCGCGTGAAGGTGACTGCATTATCGGTCTCGACCTCGGCGGCTCTCGTTCCATGTCTGCGATTGCGCTTTATTGGCCGACCTCGGGCCGGCTAGAGGTGCAGGGGGCGTTCCCCCAGAAACCGGGCCTTGCCGATCGGGGCGAGGCTGACGGCGTAAAGGACCGCTATGTGCAGATGGAAGCACGGGGCGAGCTTCTGACCTCGGGCGAAAGCACTGTGCAGGTTGGCCCTTGGCTGCGGCAGGTATGGGCCGATCTGGTGCAGGACGCGCAAGTCGTGGCGCTGTGCTGCGACCGTTACCGGCAGGCCGAGTTGCTGGACGCCCTGGCGGCTGCTGGCATCCGCGTCCCAGTCGTCTTTAGGGGGCAAGGCTTCCGCGACGGCGGGCAGGACGTTGAAGGATTCCGTAAGGCTGTCTTTGACGGCGAGGTGCAGACCGTCGAATCCCTACTTCTGCGCTCGGCGGCGATGGACGCGCTTGTCGTGGTGGACGACTCCATGAACGCAAAGCTGACGAAAGCCAGATCACTAGGCCGCATCGACGCCATTGCAGCATCCACCCTTGCCGTTGCGGAGGGCCAGAGGCGCAAGACCGCACCTCTGCGGAAAGCGAGGGTGGCATGGGCGTGACGCGCGACGAATGGCGGCGCTACTCCCGGCCCGTCCTCAGAACTAAACGCTGGAAGATGCTGCGGCAGATCATCCTTGAGCGGGATGGCTGGGCCTGCGTGGACTGCGGCACCCGCAAGGGACGGCTGGAAATCGACCATATCGAACCCGTGCGGACGACCCCCGAACGGGCCTTCGATCCGGCGAATTGCGCCACTCGCTGCTCTTCCTGCCACACCAAGAAAACCCGGATCGAGTGCGGACACGCGCCGATCATCATTACCCCCGACCGTGAGGCCTGGGGGCGTGCTGTTGCCGATCTGGCGACAAATCCCAACCCGGCAACATGAGGAAATCACATGCTGGATTCTGTGCGACTGCAACGGCGACAGTCTGAAATTCGCCAAGAACTCTCGGGTCTGGTCGGCAAGACCGACTCGACCGAGGATGAAATCCGCTCCATCGAGAAGCTGGACGCGGAATATCGCGGCAACGAAACCAAGTATCGGGCGGCGCTGATTGCCGAGGATACCGAGCGGCGCGAGGCCGGCGCGGATCTGGAAACCCGCTCCGACCGCGAGTTTGCCGATCTTCTGGGCCGCTTCGAGCTTCGCCAGGTGGCGCTGGCTCTGGACGAGGGCAAGGCGCTTTCCGGGGCGACGAAGGAGATTGTCGATGAACTGCGGGCCGCTGGCGGCTATCAGGGCATCCCGGTTCCGCTGGCGGCGCTGGAAACCCGTGCGGGCGAAACCGTCGCGGCTGACCAGATCAATCCCAAGACCATCCGCCCGACCATCGACCGGATCTTCCCCGGCTCCGTGGCCGAGCGTCTGGGCATTCAGCGCATCAACATCACCTCAGGCGAGCTGGCTTTCCCGGTGGCGACCGCTGGCGCCGTTTTCGGCTGGCAGACGACCGAGCTTGCCAACGTGGGCGCGGCATCGCCCTATGAAACCGAGGAACGCAGCCTGAACCCGGATCACACCGGCGGCGCGCAAATGGTCATCAGCCGCAAGGCGCTGAAACAGGCGGGCGAGGGGCTGGAAGCGGCCATCCGGCGCGACCTGAACGCGGTGATCGGGACCGAGCTTGACCGCGTGGTCATCAACGGCACGGGCGCTGCGGGGCAACCTCTGGGCATCATCCCCGGCGCGGCAACCTACGGCATCACCTCGACCGCCGTGGGCGCGACCGCCACCTGGGCGGCGTTCCGGGCCGAGATCGTGGCCTTCATGGAAGCCAATGCGATCACCTCGGCTTCGCAGGTGAATCTGGCCTTCGATCCCGCGATCTGGGCCGAGCTGGACGACGCGCTCATCACCGGCACGGCGGTTTCCGAACTCGACCGGCTGGTGAAGAACGTGGGCAATCCCGCGATCAGCAACACCATCCCCGACGAAACCGCGATCATGACCGCGACCGTGCAGGGCGTGGCGCCGGGATATCTCGGCATCTATGGCGGCGTGGATCTGATCCGCGACCCCTACACCAAGGCGGCTTCGGGGCAGTTGGTGCTGACCGCGCTTGTGACGGCTGATTTTACCGCCCCGCGTGGCCTGCAAACCCGCATCCTGACCGGCATCGGTGAACCCTGATGCTGTGGGGCGGCTTCAACGGTTCGCTTGAACTGCGCACCGAGGGCGGGGCAACCCGCCTGCGGGGCCGCTTCCCCTATGGGGCTGCAACGGTTCTGGCGACGACCCCGACCCGCAAGCGCGAGGTGTTTGCGGCTCGGGCCTTTGCAGCCCGGATCGAGGCGGGCGAGGATATCCACCTGCTGGCTGGGCATGACTTCGAAAAGCCGCTCGCCAGCCGATCGGCGGGAAGCCTCGACGTGACCGACACCGACGACGCGCTGCTGTTCGAGGCACGCATCGAGGGCAGCACGAGCTGGGCGCAGGACTTTCTGGCGGCTCATGCTGCCGGGCTGATCCGGGGCCTGTCGCCGGGGTTCCGCGTGGCGCAAGGCGACGGGGCCGAGCTGGTGAAACGTGACGGCGAGGGCCTGATCCGCGTCATTCACCGGGCCGAGCTGTTCGAGCTGTCGGCAGTCACCCGGCCCGCCTATCCCATGGCGCAGGTGGAAGCCCGCTCCTGGGAAACGCATCAGGATCGGCAACCTTATCGCGGTGCTGTGCACGTCCTCAATCGGTGGAGGGTCTGATGGGCTTCATGGATATCTTCCGACGCAATGCGCTCAAATCTGAGCCGAACGAAATACGTGCGGTTCAACCGGGCTATACCGCGTCCCTGATGGCGGCGCGCGAGGCGTGGATCAGCGGCGCATCCGGGCTGGCCGAACTGACGGCAGCGGTGCAAACCTCTGTGAGCCTCTGGGAAAGCGGCCTGTCGCTGGCTGACGTGACCGGCACGGATCTTCTCGATCGGCGCACGATGGCAATGACGGCGCGCTCTCTGGCGCTGCGGGGTGAATGCCTGTTCCTGATCCGCGATCGCCTGATTCCCTGCACTGACTGGGATATCAGCACCCGCTACGGCTTCCCCCGCGCCTATCGCGTGGGCCTGCCCGAGATCGGCGGCGGCAGGAACGAAACGGTGCTTGCGGGCGAGGTGCTGCACTTCCGCATCGGCTGCGACGCCACAACCCCGTGGGCCGGTTCCGCCCCTCTGGGCCGTGCCAAGCTGTCGGCGCAGCTCCTGGAGGAAATCACCGAGGCGCTGCGCGACGTGTTCCGCGATGCGCCGCTCGGTAGCCAGATCATCCCCGTTCCCGAAGGCAGCACCGAGGACATGGACGCCATGCGGCGCAGCTTCCGGGGCAACCGCGGCGCGTCCCTGGTGATCGAGGGCGTGGCGCAGGCAACGGCGGCCGGCATGAACCCGAATTTGGGGGCATCTCCCGATCAGCTTTCCCCGCACCTCGACAAGACGCTGGCCGACAAGCTGCTGACCGAGGCGAAGGGCGAGATCTACGGCGTGTTCGGCATCCTCCCCGGCCTGATGAACGCAAGCACGACCGGCCCGCTTGTGCGCGAGGCGCAGCGGCATCTGGCGCAGCTCGTTTTACAGCCAGTCGTAAATCTCATGGCCGAGGAAGCCAGCGAGAAGCTGGGCGCTGCTGTGGCGATCGACGTGGTGCGGCCCATGCAGGCGTTTGACCATGGCGGCAAGGCGCGGGCGCTGGCGACGATGATGCAGGCCATGGCGCAGGCGAAAGAGGCCGGGCTGGACGACGCGACCGTCAAGGATGCGCTGCAATTCATCGATTGGAGCGAATGACGAGATAAGGCGGGATGCGCCTGCGGCCTGTTCAGCGCGAAGCATCTGGGATCAGACGGCGAGTGCCCGGCTCCGACATGCCGAAAACCCCGTCAAGGCGCGGCTGTCTCCTCCAGCGCGGCGCAGGCAAGCACGGCTACATCACCGGGGCTTGCCCGACCGGCTAGGCCGGATGGCCCGCGTCAGGGCAGGGGCCGGGATGGCGCAGGGGATCTGCGTGCCCGGCCCTGATCTAATTGTTCTGTCGGTATGTGATAAAGGGTAGGCCGATCCAGAATCGGATCAGCCCTCAAATACAAAAGAATTATGCTTCGCAGCGCTCTTTCCTCAACAGGCTTCCGGGGATCGGAAAAGACCACCCCGCATTCTCGCGGAGCATGTCGAGCAGGTGCGACATAGCCTCCTCGACTTCCTGCACATGATCCTCAAGCGCGCCATTTTTCTCGGTCAACACACGGATCGCAGAGATCAGAGCCTCCTCCCGGTTGATAGCGCGCTTCATAGCAGTCCCTGGAGCAGGAACTTGACGACCTGTTTCCTCGTGTAGTTCCATCCACTCTGCCATGGCCTCCAGCGTGTTGCTGAATGCTTCCTCTGGAGTATCTCCATCGGACATGCAGCCTTGCAGATCAGGGACGAAACCAACGTAACCGCCGCCTTCGTCAACGGGGAGCGGCCGGATCAGAATATCGTAATTCATTTCTCGTTGCCTCTCTTCTCAACCATCTTCTGGTGCGCTTCTGCGTAGCTTGTCAAGTTCCGGATATAGAACGGCTTGATTGGGCGCTTCGCCGGGATAGTCAGTGTGCCTTGGAGGCAGTCACTATACACTCTATAGTGGCTGCCAGATGACGGCGGTGTGCAGATCAGCCCCACCTGTTTGCAAAGCGTTTCGACGTCACGAATCACCCAGTCCCCTTTCGGGTTGGCTTTCATCCTATCTAGTAGCGATCCGCCCTTAACCAATGCTTAACACCGCAATCTGTTCCTGTTGCACATATCCGTGATCGCAGCACGCCGCAATCCTGCCATCGGTCTCGGAGGGCCTGCCGTTACGCTTTTGCGCGCTGCAGCAGTTGACGGATCATCTCGGGTCTTGACGGTGCTGGATCCAACTTGGCTCGCTCAGTATCAAGCCATGCCAACATATCATGTTGCAGGCGCACGCCAACAAGCGTCCCAGTTTCGGCGGGGCGGTTGCGTTTCGTGTTATCATGAGTTGACGTTTTCATGGTTTAGTGTTAACACGAAATCAGGCCGGACGGAAGTCCTACGTTCCACCCGGCCCTAACCGAAACCCGATCTTAGAAGGAGATCGAGCATGGCTATCAACAGCCATAACACTCCCGGCTTGCCCAACGAAATAGCAATCCCTTCGTCCTTCGCGGCCTATGCGGCGACCAGCCACGCCATCACTACCCTCGAAGGCTTGACCCATGCTCTGGGTGAACTGGCTTTCAATGGCGCCGCCTTCGATCACGGTCATCCAGACTCGCAAGCAATCATCTCCCTCATCGGCGTTATCGAGGAAAAGGCCAAAGGACTGGGCGACCTCTATGAGATCGAACACCAAGCACGCCAGGCCGAGAAGGAGGCTAGGGCATGACCAGCTATTGGGCCAAGGATCTGATCCAGCGCGGTGGGCATGGCGAAGACGATGCCTCGCAGCTTACCTATCTTGCCCTCAACGTCGTGAAGACATGTCGCTTTGCGGTCCACAATGACAGCACCAACGAGCAGGAGCCTCTGGAGAAGATAATCGCGATTGCTGCATCGTTAGAGGTTGTCGAGTTCATCCTGAACATGGCCGGAAATACCACCGAGCGGCTTGAGTTCGATCGGCGAGACGCGTGAGGTCCGCGGCTCCGATCGGGCGTGAACTGCTTCAATAGTTCGGCGCCAGCAAAAGGTTACTTGACCATATGAATGCCTCATGGCAAATTGTCAGTTGACCATATGAGGCACCCGATGAACATTTTCCACGCCAAGTTCTCCACCGGACAGATCGCACAAGCGACTGGCGTCAACAACGACACCCTCCAAAACTGGATGAAGCGCGGCCTGATCGTGGGGCAACGCGAAATCGAAGGTGGCGGCTCGCAAGGCCGTCATCGTCAATATAGCTTCCACAACCTCATGGAGATTGCGGCGGCGAAGGCACTGGTTGATGCCGGCATGTCGGACCTGAAATCGGTATTCTATGCGGCTCACATGTTCGCCCACACCGGCAATGCGATGCCCAATAACCGAGTCCCAGAACGTGTTCCCGGATGCCCTTACAACGGCACGGGAATCACGTTACTCGTTGCGGGGATGGGATGGGCGGATGAAGTTTTCCTCTCCCCCAAGGACACCGCGCTTGGCCTATACACCAAGCTTATGAACCGCGCTCACCAAAGCATGGAAGGGTGTGTGTTGGTCAATGCGAGCCAGGTATTTGACCGCGCCGTCGCGGGTATCGGGCATCATCCCGAAGCGGTGCTGGCCATTGCTTATCCCAAAGAGGCGATGCGCTGATGAAGGCACTCCCCATCTGGGCCAGCGAAAAGACCGCCGCGCAGCTTCTGGACATGAAGCCCTGCGAGTTTCGGTCGCTGGTCAATGATGGGCATTTGCCGCGTGGTCGTGAGATCGCCCCCGGCCTGATCCGCTGGGATGCAGACCAACTCCGCTTGATCGGACGTGGCGATGCTATCGACGGAGGGATCGACTGGTGAGGAAGGAAGGTCGCAAACCCTACGTGCGAGAGGTGAAGCCCGGCTTCGTCTACTTCTATAGGGGCGGGAAATACCTGCACCGGTTCACGGCGCCCGAGGGGACAGCCGAGTTTGACCACCAGTATTGGGAGGTTATGACCGGCAAGACCACGGAGGCGAAGCGGTCGTGGTCGGCGGCAATCCAGATCCTGCGCGAATCGGATCGCTGGGCAGACAAGTCCGTCCGATACCGCCAAGATCTTGAGCCGGTGCTTGCCTATCTGGTCGAGAAGATCGGCAAGCGGGACGTGGCCCGGCTGACGCAGGCCGATATCTATGCAGCGATGGACAAGAACAAGCATCGGGTCCGGTTCGCCAACTACATCCCGGTCGCGATCAGCATGATCGCCAAGGAAGTGGTCCGGCGCCGCTGGCTGGCAGACAATCCCGCAAAAGGTATCGAGCGATTGGCAGTGCCCAAGGACCGCCAGCAACCCCATATTCCTTGGCCGGACGCTGCCATAGCTAAATGGCGGGCCGAGGCTGGACCGCTGGAGCGACTGATCTTCGAGATTGGCGTCGGCACCGTCCAACGTCCCGGCGACTGGGTTGGCTTCACCTGGGGTGACTATGATGGCGACACGCTCCGTCTGCGGCAGAACAAGACCGACAAGGCGCTAATCCTGCCCTGCACGACAGCACTGAGAGAGGCGCTCGACACAGCCAAGGCGGCTCTGCCGTTCTCTCCCCTGCCCGCTCGTCACATCATCACCAAGCAGAATGGCAGTCGCATGGACTACCGCCGCATGGCGGAACTGATGCTGATCGAACGGCAGCGCCTCGGGCTGGAAGCCTATGACCTTCACGCTCTGCGCTATCGCGGCGTCATGGAGTTGGCTTGGGCCGGGTGCGACGATGACGAGATCATGTCCTACAGCGGGCACAGCACGAAGGCGATGGTTCGGAAATATGCCGGTGAAGCCCGGCAGATCATGCGAGCGAAGCAAGCCCGCGCCAAGCGGTCCTGACCGGAACAGAACGGGACCAGAACATGAAAGCGATAACTGGAGTGATAACCCCCTTGACCCTACCGAGCGAAAACACTAGCAAACGCGAGGCTCCGGCGGGTTGGCGGAGAGGTTACGCAGCGGATTGCAAATCCGTGAAGACCGGTTCGATTCCGGTACCCGCCTCCACTTCCCTTATTTCCGTCCCGACGTCCCACCTAGCATCGCGACGACCGATGACGCGGTGAAGGCTGTCCCTTCCGCGCCTGCTGACCCCCTACTCCACCGGGCGGATCAGCTTCCGCTCCAAAATGCGCAGGACGTTGGCGAGGTCGTGGCCGCGTTTCAGGATGCGGCCGTCCATGGCGATGACGGCATATTGGCCCTGCGCGGCGCGCAACTTCGGGCGCTTCTCGATCCGGTAGAGCGGATGCTCG